TCCGATTGCCATTGTCTACCTCAATCCAAGCAACGCCTGAGCGTCAGCTGCTATTTGTCTTGCCTTGTTTGCTTCTAAATCCTGCATGCCAGTAGCTAAGTCTGATTCATAACCAGTCTTTTGTATGTCGTAACCTCTAAGCGCTCCCTGAAGGTCTTCTCGTGCATATCCAAGTTGTCGAGCACGGTTCTTGGCATAGCTAGAAAGTGCTTCGTTGTAGATACCAGAGCGCATGCCCTTGCCTTGTAGGCCACGACGAGCATACGAAGATGTTAGCTTTGGCACCTCGCCAAGACCACCAGTTGGGGTACGGCTAAAGGCTGCCTCTTCAAGGCTCAAGATTGGGCGTTGACCACGGGTTTCTGCCAGATAACGCTGGTAGGCATTGAGGGCAGACTGTTGCGCAAAGTTGCCAAGCAGGTTCCGCCGTTGCTGTTCAAAAAGGGAAGGGTCGTATGCCATTGTTAAAGTCCTTATTATAAAGGTTAAATCATTACCTTGTGGTCATTTAAGTGGCTCAGGTAGGAGCACTTGTCCTTATTCCTTGTCCACGTGGTTGAAATCGTATACCTTGTCTTGTTTTTAATCTGTGTTACCCCATGCAGGTGGTCCTCGTCTGAGGAATGGGCATAAACCATGCCAGCCCTAGGCTTGACCATTTTGTCGTAGTACGGGTAAAACGGCTCCCCGCCTTCGTAGTCGCTATTGAGGAACACAACACAGCCAGAGACCCTGTCTAGGCCATCAACATCGTCCTTGTGGGTCATTTGCCAGCTTCCCGGAGGCCAGCGAACTATGCCTATCTGGTCTGGCCAAGCCTCGACACCAAACGAACTTTCTATAAAACTGCGAATTCGCTTTACGATGTCCACGCACAATGGGTAAGTGTCTTCTGTTGCCCATGGTCTAGCAGGAAGCATGGTCAAGAACGGAATATTCCGGCCTTTCCAGAATGGCAGTGTGTCTTCTAGCCATTCATCGGTCGATTCAGCAAGCCAAATCAAATACTCGCATTCATCCTTGGAAAGCAAGTTTTCTTTTTGGTAACTACTGAATGGGCCAACTTCAGCCTTAAACCCATAAGGGAATGCTGCTGGGTCTATCTCTGCAATCTTGCGTGGAATGTTTGTTTCAATGTCAACAAACTTCACAAACGACTGATACTCAGGCGTGGTCACATCAGCAAAGTCAAACATTACCACTTACCCAAAGGACATGTCGCATGAAGCAATTTGACCTTGGCTTTCATGACGCATCCGCATTGCTTGCATTGAGTGGTCATTCTGATGAATTCCGGGCAGTCGTTGCACAGTGAATAACGGGTGCTTTCTAGTTCGTCGCTAGCAAACTCCGTATGTGGGTTCAGAAGGTCCCATGGGCGTGTCGTGCCCAGCTTTTCTTTGTAATTCTTCCAAGCAGACATGCTTACAGCTGTTCTTTGAATTCGTTGCCGTCAAAGTACCATCCGCCTTTAACCTTCAGGGCATCTTCCTTAGAAAGACGGACAACGGTTGGGTTAGATGACATTGATGCGATAACAAGTTCCATCAAAAAATCTACTGTATGTAAATGGGTTACTTCACCATCAACAACATAAGCAAAATATGCGTGCTTATCAACAAACTCTTCCGGGTTATTAATTGGGTCTTTCATTTTTCTCCTTCGTTAATTTATTGGATACAATTAAAGTTCGATAGTGTGCACGGTCCTGTGCTTGATTGTGGGCAAACGCATGGTGAACATGGGTCTGGCGTACAAGTTGTTGAATAAGAAGTTACCACATAATATTTTTGTTTTTGAAAACCACGGATTTCTTCACAGCCACAGACAAATTGTGATTGACCAGTAACTGTGTAAACACATGCTGAGCATCCAGGAATAGGAGCAGGGGCAACATATCCGCAAGAACCAGAAATTTGTTGTGGGTTGTATCCACCAGTTCCTGGGCATGTCTGACTACAACCACAGTCGTAGTATTCAAATGTGTATGTACCGTCACACGTATTTGGGAAAACACGAGTGCAATTACCAGGCCATGGCTGAGGCGCGCAAGAACATGGTGGAGGAGGCGGAGGACCAGGAGGCGGTGGCGGAGGAGGCGGAGGAGCGGGAGGAGCAGCCGGAGTCACAGAATTAGATGCAGCGCTTGCATTAGAAACAACACCGTAGTCAGTTGTTCCTCTTACGGTAAATGTATAAGCAGTTCCGTTGGTTAGTCCGGTAACTGTTATTGGTGAGATGCCACTTGCAGTAATGTTTCCAGGATTTGATGTAACCGTGTATACAACTGTTCCAGTTTTGCCAAGGTAACTAGGAGCTGCAAATGCAACTGTTGCAATAGCGTTACCACCTGTAGCCGTGGGCGTACCAGGTGCTGTTGGCTGGTCACCGCCAGCATCAATGGCTCCAACAAATAATGGCATTAGGAGGTCAAGTCTCCCATGAGAACCCAAGTGTCAGTCGCTCGTTTGAGCAGTGTTGCAGCAGCCCATTGAGTACGAATCTTTAGTCCTGGAGTTGAGTTAACTATTACTCCAGAAACTGGCAGAACTGTGATTTGACCAGCACCAGTTTGAAGAATAGTTATTGAAGTGCCAACAGGGAATGCAACAGAAGAGTTCAAAGGAACTGTCAAGTTAACTGCAGTTGCACTATTGATTTCAATAATCTTTGAGTCGTCGGTAAGTGCCAATGTGTACGATGTTGTAGCACCAGTTGTTCCAGTATGAAAAACAATGTTTCCACTGATTGCCAAAGATGTTGCCGTTGCCACTCCAATGTTTGGTGTCACCAAAGTCAGAGATGTGCCAAGCTTTGCCGATGTGATTGCCGCATCAGCAATCGTTACAGTGTCCAGCGCACCTGTGTCAAAGTTGTTACCAGCAGACAAGGCATTAACAAATGTCTCGATTGACTGCCAGTTGGCGTTGTGTTCAGCAGCAATAATCGGGTCACCGTTGCTGAATGTATACGGAATGGTTACTGTTGCCATGATTAGGTTCCTCTGATTTTTCTTCTTTTGAATTTATAACCGATGCTGTTTAATCCCCATTTTCTACCTGGTGCGACATTTGAGTCCGTTGAGTCATCTGGTCCATTGAACTCCAATTGAACTGCATATCCTCTACCCAACGGGGCAATGCCTTTTCTTTTAATCGCCGCTCCCACAGTGCTAATTCCATAAACAGCTGTTCCATAGAGACCACCAGCACCACTTGTTGAATAAGTTCCACCACTTGAGATTGGTGTTAGTGAGATTGTTTTTGTACCGCCAGATTGATTGGTCTCATCATAGTTCTTATAAATACCCAAACGAATCTGAGTAGGAGAAGAAACTTCTTTAAGCACAAAATAAGGGCGAATAAATGACTTTAATTGTACATAACGATTATCGTCAAACCAGGCTGTTCTATACGCAGTTCCAAATTTGCCAGTAAATGTTGCCGGGGCATCGTCTACTGTGTTTGCATAGTCGTCAACATACATGACATATGCATAATCTTCGTATGGTGAAACCATCAGGTAATAAGGCTGGTCATTTGAATCGCGCCAATCCATGCCACATACAAGACCAAATCCACCAATAAGGTCGTCGTCTGGCGAAGCTGTCTGCGGGTCAAACCATTCAGCTGTTTGAAACATGGTGTATGAACCACGTTGACCAATCGTTGGGTCAAAAATAAAGTTAACGCTTGGATAATCTGGCGGAGATGAAACAGCTGCTGGAGCATACGGCATTGATACCCAAAGTCTGTCTCTGACATAGGACAGCGTTATATCAAAGGTATATTCAGAGTTAACTTCTTTGTTAATGATTATCGGTTTGATTCGCTCAAATATGTCTTGGATTCCATTGCGGTCATAGAAGAATAATCCGCCTGGGTAGTCAAAGAAGTAAACGCCACCAGAACCAGCTACTGCTTGCTGTGGGTAATCAATACCAAGAACCGTGGTCAATTCAACCAACTGGAATGAGTCGGCGTCGTAGCCCATAAGCAAGTAAATGGCTTTTGGCTTAAAGATAAGCAACTGTCCATCAACTATTTGAATGCCACGAATGCCTTCACCGCCAGCGATGATGTCAATGTAGTCCTGCTGATACCAAGAGCCAGGGAGGTTTTCGTGTGACCAACGCAAACGGTTTGGATATGCAGTTCCATCTTCGTAGGTGTTAGCAACAAACAGTTTATTAGCATGAGCTAATACGTGTTCTGCTCGTGGCATGTATGGAGTTAGTGCAGGAATCTCGTATGGCTGCCAAGTCGGGCCTGAAGCAGTCAACTGTGTTGCGTATGTGTTTCCAGAAACCCAACTGTACATATAGGGAGCAGTAACGCCAATAGCAAAGTACATGGTGTCTTCCCATTGGGTCATGGAAGCGCCGTTTGATGATTTAACATTTACATCGTTAAACGCATCTGCTGCAAGTTTTGTAAAGTTTCCACCGCTTGAATGGTAAATCTTGCCGTCAGTTGGTCCTGCACCACCACGTCCAGTGGTCAACATGATTAACGGAGCATTAGAATACTTGTAGTCGTACAAACCTTTCGGTCTCCATACGGCACCAGAAGCCACAACAGCTGTTGAATGTTTTGTTTGATAACCAGCGCGACTAAACACACCACCACGAGGGTCAATTTCTACGTTGAGCATTCCCGGTGATTCATTGTCAGCCAACTGAAACTGGTCGGCACGAAAGTTAATACCGCCAGTAAAGTCAAAGACTTGCTTGAAGTCAATAGCCGCCATTTGTTAGAACATTCTTCCCAACGGATAAGGCGAGCCTGGTTGCACCATGATTCCGGCTTGACCATATCCCTGTCCATAGGCAGTATTTGCTGCTCCGTTAAGTTGCAATCCACCGCTCATAATTAATGGCTGGTTGCTGTTTGGTGCAGTTAAGTTTGCTTTAGCAATGGTGACACCAGAGTTGTAGTGCTGCATGTACACATTGGCCATCTCAGGGTCTTCTTGGAATTGGAATGTGCGCGCAAGAACAAAGTTTACAAGCATCATGTGGAACTCTGGGTCGAGGTCTACATAGTTTGTACTTTGTGAGTTAGCTGAGTCTGTAAGCCATGTAAGGTCTGGCTCACGATAACCACGCATGGTCATGTCGTATTGCGTGTCGTTTGGCTTTGGCCACAAGTTTATTTGGTTGCCCCAAAGAGACCAATATGCAGGAATGTCTGGCTGGTCATTTGTTCCAACCCAGATTGATTCTGCTTTGAACTGGTCAATGTAAATTAGTTCGTTTCCACCGTCAGTGTTATTAATAACGCTAATTATTTCACGAACATTTTGAAGAGTTTTATTTAATGCAGCTGCATCAGGAAACACTGGAATATATGGAGACCAGCTTGCAGTAATGCTCAAACCAGAAGAATAGGTTCTGATTGATGGAAGGGTCTCAAATTGGTATGTGGTTTGGAACCATGGCCAACGAGTGTCAAGAGAAACGATTCTCTGATAACCCTCTTTGAGGAACTGGAGCACCAAGTCTTGGTCGATGTCATCAACATCTTGGTCGTAGCCAATTTGAAGCTGCGAAAGACTTTCTATTAACTGAATAAGGTAATAGGAGTTAAGACCCGTGGTTAGCGTACTCGCTGGTGCTGGCATTTAAATTCCTATTCCTGGACTTGTTCCTCTAATGCTTTAGCTTTTTTCTCAGCATTGATTCTCTGTTTCTTGTGACCTATGCAGAACGTATCGTCTTTAACTCTTGGAGCCCTGCACTCATGACCTTCTGGGTAATGATATGTGCAATGGTCTAAAACATTTCGGCCATAAGAAACTTCGCTAGGCATTGCTGGTTCTGTCCCTGGCATTGCATAAACAGATGAAATGTTTGATGCTTCAATGCCAGATGTATTGCCGTAACGCTCACACCCTGCTGGTGTTTGGTTTGAAATAACCGGTTCTCTGTTCATATTTCTCCTTCGTTAGAACATTGTTAAATGTGCCGCCAGCCCTTCAACTGGCAACACAGTTAACGGGTTTAATTAGACGCCTGCTGGCCAGTCAATGCGCTTCCACGACAAGGTTGAAAGACCACCCTTGGCTGTGATTTTGCTTGCGTTTTCTGCAATGCCGCTGACCGCAATGAACCCGTCTGCCGATGGGGTGATAACACCGAATACTTGGGCGGTGTTTAATCCATCAACTGAGGATGTTCCGTGGTCTGGAGTGTCAATTGCGACACATTGTGTTTTGGTTTCAGTTGTTGCAGTCAATGGATAGATTGAAACGAACTGAATTGCTGTTGGTACTGCAGGTGCGGTGATTGAAAAAGCAGCGCCTTCTGTTGCACCGTCTGCGTCGTAGACCACTTCTGCATCGAATGCATAAGTTTGACCTGCGACTCCATACCAGCCGAAGTCACCAGCATCAAGTGCGGCGTACGAAACGCCCACTGTTACGTCTGCGGCGAGTACGTTGGTACGCTCCACAATGAATTTGTTATTAGTTGCCATGATTGTCATTACTCCTTGGCTTTCGCCAGATTACCAAACCATGTTTGGAAGGGAATCTGATTGATTCCCCTACTATATAGCTAATCCATTACCTAGTGGATAAATGGAAATAGCCAGCGCCGGTGGACTGCCCGAAGGAAGACAGCCACCGACACTGACTACATCAATGAACCAGCCGAGGCTGATTATGCGTTTGCGGTCAAGTAACCCTGACGTGAACGGTTTGAACAGGTCAATTCACCAAATGCCAAGACCAGCGCGTAGCGGGCGTCAATGCCTGCAACGGTGCCGCTCTGGAAGTCTGTGGTGTTGAACCAGTGGCCGTTCATACCAACGAGCTTGAGGTACTTCGTATTGAGGAAGTACATCGGTGCTGCGGAGGTGTCTGCTGCCAAAGCAAGGTCAAACACGACTGGCGTCTGCTTGAACATCAAGTTCTGGAAGCCTGCGTTTGCCTTTGCAACGTCCTGGTAACGAACGTTCTGTTGCAACAGTGACTCGTACTTTGAGAACAAGTCTTCGTTGGTCACGATGATGTCTGGAACGTCATTGCCCTTGGAAGCGTTGTTGTACACCTTGCCCATGTCAACAAGTGACAAGGTCGATGCCGAAACGTCCTGGTATGGGTTCCACCAAGTGTTTGCTGAAGCGTCAATGCCACCAACAGTGTTGTTAGCGGTTGCAACAATGTTGCCAAGACCGTTAAAGTCTTTGCCACCATTGCCAGTGCCATCGCTGTAAAGCATGGAGTTGAGGTCAGACTTAACCGACATTTCAGCTTGCATGATTTTTGCGTTGAGCAACTTGATGATTGCTTCGGTTCCACGGTTCTGTGCTTCTTCGATACCGCTGATAGCAATAGAAGCAGCCATCTGCTTCCACTGGTAGTTAGCAGCTGAGATGCCGTCCTGTGGGGTGAGGTCAATCGCGTCATAACCGCTGTACGAGCTGGCGGTGCCGTTCACTGCGTACATGAGTGGTTCAACGATTGAGGTGCCACCTTCTTCCATCTGAACTCTGCCTTTTGAGTTCATGTGGTTCAAAAGGACTAGGTCCTTGAAGATGTTGTCTACCAGCGTTGGCTGATAGTTCTGCAACGTAGTTGACAGAATTGCATTAAAGTCCGGGTTTCCGGCCATGATTTTCTCCTGTTTGAGGTTTGGGTTTTAACTTCCGAGCTGGCGTTTTGCCTGCTCAAAAGCTTCGAATACGGTTTTTGGTGGAGCAGATGGTGGTGCCGTTGTCCCCTTAGATGTAGATGCGCTTGACACAATTGATGCGCCACGCTTAGCGTCTAGCCTCTCTTGCTCCTTGGCCAACTTCTTGTTGGCTTCAGATGCCTTGGAATACACCTTGTCAAAAGCAACCTGTTTAAAG